GTCGTCGTCAAAAAATATTAGTCCAAGCATTATCGTCAGCGTTGAAAAAAAAATTGAAATATATTTTTGTAAAAAATTGAAAGCAAAATAGCAAAGGTTATGGAAGAGCAAAAGCAAAATATTATTAGTGTAAAAGACATAAAGGCAAACCGCTTATCTAATATATACGAGGCAGGAATGGATACAGAAATTATTACAGGAATGGAGCAAAACGAACATAAAATTGAAAGTTCTTTTTCTAAAAAATTGAAAGTAAAAAAGCAAAAGGATTTATTAGCAAATACAGACGATACTATGGAGCAAACTAATACTACAATCAAAGTCAAGCGTTCTTACAACAAGAAACCCAAACTTGTTGTTGCTGAACCTCCTGCCCCTCTAACGATTGAGGAGGAGTTCAAACCTGCTGATGAGGATGAGATTGAAACCTGTAAGGGTTGTGGTGAGGTTGATGGCGAGGAACAATATGGTTGGTATTGTGAAACTTGCTATGGCGAGAAATTAGGTCATTATCCCCAAGCAACCGACCAACAGGAAGAGCAAGACGAAGAGCAAGAAGAGGAGGAGGACGAAGAAAAAATCCTACTTGCTAAACTTGCTGAAATCAAGAAGAAGAAGGTTGTAGCACAAGCAAGGGAGAATATTGGTGAATTGAGGCAGGAGTTAAAAACTTACCAACGAGGTCTTATTGAGAAGGCACAAGCAGAAGTAAAACGCCTTCAAGAACAATACGAGCAGATTGATGAAGGGGTCTTTGACGAAGAACTCATCGCCAAGAAAACTCAACCAAAATCTTCCAGCAAGGAGCGTAAGACCAACAAGGCAGTTGGAGCAGTTGGAGAGGGTAAGTTTAGACATCAAGCAACAGAGAACTTGAATACCAAATACGATGCCTTCAAAAAGCAACTACTTGGAGGGGGTCTATTTACCAAGTCAATCAACGGATATTCTTGGACGCTCTATGGTAAGGGAGAGCATCTTGTAGTTAAATACAAGGAGGATGGCGAGGTTAAATACGCCCTACCAACATTCAAGGATGTTCCTGCTATGTGTGGAGAAGGAAATACCTTTGATAAAAATACGGAGTTGAAGGAATGGATTAAATCAAATCTCCAAAAGAAAAATTAAAAAAAAAATTGAAAGTAAAAAATTGAAATATATAATATATAAAAAAGACATAAAGAAATACCGATATATAATATATAGAATGGCGACACAGCAATACGCAATTTTACAATCTACCTATCCTGTTATAGCAAAGGGTAATGTTCTCTATAAACTTTCACAAACAATAAACTCAAATCAGGAAATACAAAAACATTCAAATAATATCATAGAAGAAAAAGACGAACTTGAATATTTAGAAGAACTACAAACTTTTATGACGACAGAATATAACAGCAATATGAATAAGATAAAAAGCAAAATAGAAGTAATAGAAAAAACAAAAAAACTTGACCTGTCTATGTTAGAAAAATTACCTGCTGATTGTATGTATGAAATCAAATCCTATCTACAACCTGAAATTGAATACTCAAAAAAGTTTATGATTTTACGCTCAATAAAAACAAGATATTCAGGAAGTTGGGATATTGAATACGAACTGATGGCGAAAGTTCCAAAAAAGTTAATTATGAACTTGATTGAAAAGTGTAAGATATATCCTGAATTGTATGTTAAATCAAAAGACCTAAAACATAAGTGGTGTTTGATGATTGAAGGTGATACAGATAAGATTGTTAATACACACAAATTAGGTATGCGAGTTGATAAACTATTAGCAAATCATAATGAGGAATATAGTTCTTCAAAAGAAAAAAGAATTGATAAGTGGTATAAGTTCTTCTTGTATATTTGTGTATATAGAAAATACCGAGCAGAGTTAGAAAACTCAATCACAAATCAAAACGATAAATTAACAAAACTAAAAAATACAAAAATTAGCGTTAAATAAAAATCTGTATATATTGTAAGTATGAAACGAACTATAAATAGTGATGGATTTATTAAGGAGGAGTGTGATGGTGTTACTGCCTATTATGGAGGTAAGTATTTATTTTCAAAACTAAAAAGAAGAATACAAAACGAAGAAGCAAATAAAAAACTAAAAATCAAAGAACCTATAAACATAGAACTTGAAGTAATTGATTTAGCGATAGTTGAAAAAAAATAATATCTTATGTAATTTATATAAGACATTATGAACTTTGAAGAACAAGTAGAGCAGATTGTTGGATTTAAAAACCTTATTGATAATGACCCTACTAACGACTATTTTTTATTTCCTTTTATGAGTATGGTACTGAACCTAACTGATAATCAAGGATTTTTAACAGAGGCAGGTATTAAGATTTTATTTAATGAAATTAACAAGGACTTTGATATTATCAACGAGAACCCTGAAAAACCAAGTCAATACGCTATGCTACGACTTGCTGTATATTTTACTACTGCTTTTAACCTTATAATTTACTTTGGTGGATTTATTTATGGTTTAGATACAGAGGCAGGTAAGAAGTATGCTGAAAAATTACCAGTTGAATTAGTTGAATATTTAAAAGGTATTAACGCAAGGGCAGAAAAATTACACCCTATAATTGAAGCACAGGTTAAATCTCTTACTACAAGATTGACTAACAAGTTTGCTAAAATCTACAACGAAGAAAAGCGTAAGTGTTGGACGAAGGATATATTCCAAACAAGCGTTCATATACCAGCACATAAGGATGATTTACCAGAGGGTTATAAGGAAGAAGAAAGTATTAGAGTTGATAATCCTAAATCTTAATTAGGCAACCAGTATGCTTAATAGGTTTAAGTAAATCATCAGGAACTAAACAACCCTTATCGTTTATCTTTGTAAGTTTATCAATAGGTATGTATAGGTGTTCTTTATTTTCGTTAAAGGTGGTGTATGAAGAACCTTTATTAAAACTGGATTTTTTTACAGCACCATAACCTCCAATACCTTCGTAATTTTCTTTTGTAAGTTCCCATTCGTAAAGTCCGTCTAAAAAACCAAACAAAAAATAATATTTTTTGCCTGATTTATCCTTCTCCCATTCATTAACTTTATTGTATCCAATCATAGTTGTAGGATAAGTATTATATTTGTTATTTCTTGATTTCAATTCAACATAATAATCTTGATTTACCCAGTCATAAATCTTGTAGTGAAATAAGGAGGATTTACTACCAGTTTTTTTTACACCCTTAAATCTTTCTAAAATATCATTATTATAATGTTTCTCATTCAATTCGCCCATAAAAACAAAAGGATAATTGGATGGTTTAATTGTGCTATTAAAAGCAGAGGCAGGAGGGGTAGGATAATTCGTTTTCATTCCTATATATACTATATATTTTATTTTTTCCTAAATTAAACGCATATCTAATATATTCCTAAATCTTTCGGTTTTTAAATAGGCAACATACTTCCTAAAATCTGCCCTATGGTTGAACCAATAACTCCTTCGCCACCCTTCATCTTACTCTTAATAGGATTGTATCCACTCAACTGGGAGTGAGTAGGTATAAAAGGGGACATAGCAGGACTACCTACCTGCTGATAAGGACTACCTAACTGAATAGGCATATCCACGCCTCTACCACTCATAGCACCAGCAGGGTATATTGAACCTCCACTACCAGCAGGGTATATTGAACCACCAGCAGGATAAATAGAACCACCTTCCTCACTACCATAATTACTCATAGTTTGTCTATAAGGCATAGAAACATAAGGACTTCCACCAGCACCCATTACACGCTTCTTACGATTACGCATACCCATCATAGCACCACCAGCAATTCTATCCTTTGCGTAGTTACTTGCTAAATCAATAGCAACAGGAGCAACTGCTTTTCCAACAGTTTTTAAAACATCAAAAATACCATCACCTTCGTATGCCTTTCTTGCTGTTCTACGCATCATACCTTTTTTAGTTCCACTACCAGCAATTTTATCTTTTGCGTAATTACTTGCTAAATCAATAGCGACTGGTGCGACTGCTTTTCCAACAGTTTTCAAAACATCAAAAAGACCCTGACCTGTTTGGCGATGGATTAAATCCTCACCTTGTTTCAAAGCAACTCTAATGCCTTTATTTTTACTCAAAGCATTCATAACTTTTTTAGCAGTAGCAGGGAGCATAGCAAGAGCGTGGGATGCTTCATCACTTACCATACTTGGTTTAAGCGTAACAGCACCACCTCGTTTCAAACTTCTAATTTGTCCGCCACTCATCATAACAGGCAACGCCATTCCACCATTCAATTGCTTCTTTGCGTAATCACTTGCTAAATCAATAACAACAGGAGCAACTGCTTTTCCTACTGACTTCAATCCATCCATAAATCCACTACCAGCAATTCTATCCTTTGCGTAGTTACTTGCTAAATCAATAGCAACAGGGGCAACTGCTTTTCCAACAGTTTTCAAAACATCAAAAACCCCTTCACCTTTGGATTTTCTGCCTCTAACTCTACCACCCTTTACAACGGAAGGTGCTAAACTTATACGACTGCGTGATTGAGGAACATTCATAACTTCCATTCTTATATATAATAGTATATATAAAAATCTAAAAAAATCTTCTAAACTTACCTGATAATGCTATTAAAACTCAACAAAAAAAGAAAAACTAATTTTTTAAAAGTTCCTTTTATTTACTGAACTCTCGCACCAGTTCTTACATCAACAGTAATTTGGCGTTCAAACTCAATAAAGACCATAAAGTCAATTGTAACAGGAGAGTTGTTAGTTCCTGAAACCTGTACTGCCTTTGCGATGCCGTCCTCACTTGGGATAGAACGACCAGCATTACCATAGTAGTAGCGGTATAGACCTTCAAAGTCATCATAACCAATAAGACCTGACGATAGAGAAGTTGTAAGACCACCATTCAACTGGTTAGAGCAAGAAAGTTGCTCCACAAAGGTTTCATAATCGTATTGAAGATTATTAATAAATAAGTTCTTACCACTAATTTGGATTTGGAAGTTAGTAAGAGAAATAGGGTCAGGCGTTCCACCAGTAGTAGAGAAGCAAGAAAGAAGCGAACTTGTAGTAACACCAACAAGAGCAGTTGTCGTAGCGTAGGTAGAAGCAACGCCGTTGGACGCTTTTGGAAGCAGAGGAATTACAGTCACGCCACGAATATTTGGTATGCCGTTTGTGACGAGGAACGAGAAGGTAGAACCACTTGTAACAGTAGGGAAAGAATACTGGAATAAATCATTATACACAATTTTCTTGGTAGGAGTTAAACTCAAATATCTTTGCTCTGCTATTGGCGACATAGTATAGGCAGGGGCGTATAGACGAACGCTTGTAATAGGAGCAGTAACAGTAGAGGTAAATTGACCTGATAAGAATTGTGTCTTAACAATAGAAAGACCAACCTTGATGCTTTCAGGGGCAGAAGGAAGAGTGTAAGCAAGAGGGACTGCGTTGTAAGCACCTTGTCCTAAATCCATAGAGGCAACCATAACAGGATTAGTTCCACCACCACCAAGAATGATAGGAGTAGAAGTCATAGCAATAGCACCAGTATTGGTTTGAGCGAGTGTAGAACCAGCAGAACCAGCAACAGCGGACGATGTTCCTGAAATAACACCAGCACAAAGACCAACAGTAAAATAAACTTGGTTGGTATTCAAGTAGATACGCATAGTAGAACCTTTGAGAAGAGGACACTTTTGGAAAAAGTCGGCAATATCTTTAAGACGAATAACAGCATCAAATACGATAGAACGAGTGGTTGATGCCTTTGCGACATAGGACTGGAAGATTTGGTTATAACCTGCTGTTCCTGATGCGACAAGTGAGATTTGATTGGAAGTCGTAGAGTTGGCGAGTGTAGGAGCAGTTCCACTTGCGAGGGAAGAGGTAGAATAGTTAAGATATTGCTGACGCTGGGCGAAACCTGAATTGTAAATAGAACGGATATTATCAGTATCAGTAGAGGCAGGTGTAGCAGTATTAACATTAGCGGAAGGTGCTATACCAGTCATAGGATTGGTGTTAGCAGTAGCACCAGTAGTGGCGTTAGAAAGCGTAGCAGTTGAGGGAACACCAGCAACATAAACAATATTAGTAATATAAGTTCCAACAGCAACATTCGGTCCGTAAATAAACATACCAACTTGAAGAGTTCCTTGCGTTGTAGTAATAGCAGAAACGGCAGTAGCAGTAGCAGTAGTAAGAGTTCCACTCCAAACATTAGAAGAGGCAACAGTCACATAGGGAGCATTACGATTATTACAGAAACCTTGTCCTGATGTATTTTGGAAGTTCAAAAGAGAGTTGGCGGTTGTGTTGTTGTTATACAACCAAGAGCGTGAAGTATCAGGGTAAAAACCACAGACACCACCCCAATTTTTAAGGTCATCATTAGACCAACTGGTAAGGTTCTTAAAGGAACAAAACACATTCAAGAAAGGAGTTTGCTGGATAATAGAACCATTATTAAACTCTACGGACATACTATGGAGTATCTGCCAGTATCCTGACTTCATACCCATCAAATAATCTAAACTATTTGTAGCGGTAATAGCAGTAGCAGAACCTTCTGCCTGTAAAATCAAAGGAATTGCTAAAAAACCTTCACTCCAATTGATATAAGAACCACAATTGGAAAGGGAAGTTGTGTCTAAAACAATTTGTCCTGAATAAGAACCATTATTGTTATCATTCACATATAACCACTGCTTATCCACGAACTCGCTGGAAGACACTTCGGTGTTGATGCTCTCTTCAAAGACAAGATTATCCATTATATATATACTATACAAAATATATTTTTTGTATCGTATCGCTAAATCTTTCCTACCCCCTACTTAAAAATCAAAGGATATATATTTTTTTGGAACTCTTGGTTGTGATATTTTTAAATTACGCAATATATCACTTTTTCGTTGAACCTTTCCATCTTCGTAGATTTCAGGAACTAAACCTGAACCAAGAATACGCTTATGATTTTTTGCTAATCTATGTTGTTTGGTAATCCCCATACTTGTCCTTAAACCTCCTCCGCTGGTAGTATTGCCTAACTTGTGGATATACATTATATACTATATAAACAGATTTTTTTTTAGTGAGTTTTGGTAAGAGTTTTCAATTCATCTTCCTCCGCAATAATTAGCAATATTACTAAATTATTATCTTGAAGGGCAACAGGAATATTATTTTGGTCTAAAAAGGATACTTGGAATGAGTTATACTGACCTGGTTGTATATCAATAAAACTATACTGATTAGGGGCAACAGTAAATTGAACTCCAAACGCTCCGCCTGGACTAAAACTATAAAGTAAAGAGTTAGGAATAGCATAGTTATTATTAAGCAAATTACAAGTCAAAACATAAGAAGATAATGGTGATACTTGTGGAACAGAAGTAGAGGAAAAAGATTGAATGGTTGAATAACTTGGCGATTGTGTAGCACTCATAGAATAGTATGTTCCAGTAATAGGACTACTAACAGTTTGCGATACTGAAACTACCCAACTATTTCCTGAACCTGATACAATATAAGTTCCAGTAGTAACACCTGCTCCTGAAATAACCATACCTGCTAAAAGAGCAGGACCGCCACTTGTAGTCAAAGCAGTTGCCGAAATAGAAGTAATACTAAAAGTTGTAGAGGTAGGTGAATTGGTAATAGTTGCTGGTGCGAGTGGTGTTGTAGGAACAGTAGAAGAATAACCAACTTGTCCTTGTGGATAATAACCAGCGGTATAACCAATAATATTTCTAAAATTATTTGCTAAAACTCTCAACATAGGCGTAATGGTATTTGTAGGTCTGCTCCAAGGAACAGGCGTAGAAGGTGAAGAAGAAGTAATAGTAGAAGTAGCATAAGTTCCAATAGTATAAGTTGAAACAGGATAAAGCACTAAACTCATAGGATAGGTATTAATATTAATTTGATAAGTTGAAGCATTAACAACAAAGGTGATAAAATAGTAATAATTACCTGTGCTGTCTAAAAGATAGTGTCCTTGTTGAACCATTACAAAGTGTAAAAAATCGTTCAATTGCCCTATATCATAAAACCCATCAGGAATGGTTACAGTAATTTCTCTACCATCAACCCAAATATAACTAAACTGATTATTAGATTGTGCTGATGTTATATTGAATGTTGAATAATACATCTGTATTGACCCAAGAGCAAGTTTTTGACCTGCCTTAAACTCTACATTACCAGCAGGAAAGTTATATCTATATACAGAGTTGTTTGTATTAGCAACGACATTACTACTATTAACGATTAGTGTTCTCATACTTATATAATATTAGGTTATATAATTATTTTCTAAATATTATTTCAAACAGATAATTCAATAAGTAAGTTCATACCATCGGTTTTTGATATTTTACCTTGCGACATAAACTTAACTACTAATTTGCGTAATTCTTTCATCAAGGCAACACTATTATTACCTGCTAAATATTCTCCCTTTAAAATAGCAAATCGTTCATTATCTTGTTTATCCTCATCGGTTAAAGTTTTCTTAATTTTAAGATTATGGATAATACCAGCACCAGTAGCAATACGCTCAAATAGTTGGCGTTCCTCCACAGGTATTTGGTCGTAAATACGATTACTTACTTTTCCAGTTTCCAATAAATCTAAAAGAAACTCCTTAAAAACATCACTAATAGGTGTAGGTTTGAATTGAGGTATGCGTCCCAAACTTGGAAACTTAACATTAAGAATATCACGCTCTTTGAGTTGAGGAATATTAATAACATACTTACCAAATTGCCTATAATTAGGTTCAGGTTCATAAGCAACGCCATTACCTATTTTTAGAGTTTTAATTCTTCCGTTTTTCGCCTTCTTTAAACCAAACCCCTGTGTTTCAGCAGTAGTTCCTGTTGTTGATGATACTGCTGATGGTGCGGATATAGTATTACTTCTAACATAATCTCTCAAATTACCAAGATTAGCACCACCACCAACATTAGTAGCATACCAATTTCTAAACCCCTCATTAGCAGTTAGTAATCCTCTTAACCCATCAAGCGTAATTTTTTTATTAGTTCCATCAGCATTAATTACATACAAATTAACTGCTTGACCTGGCGTTCCTGCGAGTGTTGGTGCTTTTGCGAGAGCAATACGATAAACATTAGGAGTTCCAACTAAAACTTGTGATTGAATATCAAGTTGCTCCCCTATTCCTCTTGGTCTTGTTAATTCAGCAATATCTCTGCGTAGTTCGTCTAAATCTTCAAGTTGTTTATTACTAACACCTGAAATAGCATCCTCTATCTCGTGAAATCCAACCATAACATCAACTCTACCACTTCTAATATCCTCTATTATCCTATTTAGTTGTTCCTGTGTAGGCATATTAGCAGTAATAGTGGATAATCTATTAAGTAACTCAAATTGTCTAACTGATTGTTGTTCTGCTAATGCTCTAAACTCATCATTAGAGGGTATGCGGTTTTGTAATTCTTGTATTCTATGTAATAGTGGTGCTACAACGCTAATAGGTAATCTATCAAAACGCTCTTCAATATAATTACCCAACATAGTGAATTGATTTTTTGTAGGTAATATTGCTCTTAAATCGTTGATATTATCAGTCAAATCATTAAACTTGTTAGTAATGGTGGATAAGTTCCCAGAAACTCCTTTTGATGCGTCCAATTCTTCTCTAAACTTCCTCAAATATTCTACAAAAAAGGATGGCGATAATAGTTTGGTATTAAACCTGCTTGAAATATCCTTTTGTATCTGTGGAAAGGTTTGATTTAAAACAAATAATTCATCAGGATTTAACATACCAATTATTTCACCTGCCTCTCGGTAAGAAAATAATTTAAGTAAATTATCCAAAGCAGTTTTCTCTTGGAGTGCTGTATCTGCTTGTAATTCAGCAGGAGATTTTGATTGCTGTGGTAATACAGGTTGTATTTCACCTGACTGGAAACTTTTTCTTGCGTCTGCTACATTAGCGTCATTAGAAATTGCTATGCGTAAGAGTTCATCCTGCGTCATAACGCCCTTTGAATAGTCGCTTGGTTTTCGTAGATTTCTTATCATTAAACTACCTGTTCCGCTCATTCTACTTTATATTTTTTAGTGAGAAAAAAAATAAAAAAAATTGTAAGGAAAACTTCCTAAACACTATGCCGTTTCCTCTTCAACATCATAAATATCGTTAAATCCCTTTCTAAATCTATCACGCTGGTCTGCCTCCAAATCTATCATAAGAAAGTTCTTTTTTTCGGCAGTTGCGTCCTTATACATAGTTGTAAGTAACTCTTTACTCATACCCAAATCAAACTCACGAGCAATCATAGTAAGGTTTTTCATAGAACTAATTTGTTTTATTATCAAGTAAGTCATATTGTTTCTAATCATCTTCGGCACAGCATAATAGGACTGCGTAATATAGACCAAACTTGCGTTTTTCTTTCTTGCTCTTAAAAAGAACTGCTCCATCGGTTTTTGGTTCTTTTCACCTACTAAATCGTCCATAACTATGAGTGTCTGTTGTTCTTTGTTGAGTTTATCTAAATCAGGTAATCCGTCTTTATCAATTTCCATCATCTTTAAACCTTTCTTACCAAGTTTCTCATCAATATAATTATACAAGGGTTCATCTTTATTTTTTGTCACGATGTAGATATTTTCAAAAGTATCAGGCATATTGTATATTAAAGACATTAGTGTTTGAGTTTTTCCACTTCCAGAACTTCCCATAATAATCATACGGAATGGTAATTTAATATGGTGTGTTTCGTAGTGAGGGTTATGTGATTTTAGCAAAAATCTTTCAGGTATTTTCTTATACCAATCTACTAACTCTGCTTTCTTTTTATCCTTTGGAGGCATAATATATATTAGTATTAGATAATAATATACTAATATATTATATCAAGAGTAATGACTACTGTTCTACAACCATATCCTTTATTTCCATTACCTATTTTTGAACCTTCTAACTGGGTATTGAATAGTGGTACAAGTAGCGGTGGCGGTTCTAATCCTATAACACCTGCTACTCCTATCGTAGGCGAGATTGTGCCTTGGACTAATAGCGTATTACCTAATTCTCAATATTTATGGTGTGATGGTGCTTCGTATCAAGCAAGTGTAGAACCATTATTATATAATGTAATTGGAACTAATTATGGAAGCACAACTGCCTCTAATCCATCATCAAGTAGCACTTCTAATGGTGCTGATATAGCGTATCCTGCTACTGCTGTTACAAAATTAATATTAAATAATACAAAAACAAGTCAATCTAATGGTGCTTGGACTATTGTAATACCAAGTAATAACGCTGGTGGTGGTTCTTTTACTATTACATCACCCCTCTATGTATCTAATTCAGGAACTTTTACTCCCTTTGGTTCAGGAACTCTTACAGTATCAACTACTTTTACTGTTGCCTATTCAGTTTATAAAGACGGAAGTTTTTTTACAAGTGGAACTGCTACTGCTGTTAGTGGTGGAGTAAATCCCTTTACTTTTACAGTAGCAAATAATAATTTAACAACTTCCTTTACTGCTAACGGATTTGTAGGTAATTATAATTTTACTTTTACACCAGCAACGCAATCAACAAGTTCTACTTATGTTTTGAATTATGTATTAACATACACTACAAATAGTAGTGCGACGAGTTCAACAAGTTGGAGTAATGGTGCTACACCAACAATAAACGCATCAAGTTCATCTACTTCTACTACTGCTGGTAATGGAGGAACAACTACAATTACAAGTGCTACTCCAAGTGGTTTTGCTGTCGCATCAGTATCTTGGACTGGAAATACATTATTTAAAGTTCCTGATTTGAGAGGAAAAACTCCTATTGGAACTGATAGTAAGGATGTTAATACAATAACATACGGCGGTTCTTCTGTTTATACAAGTGGTAATAGAACTATGAGTGCTAATCAATTAGCATCACATAATCACGCCATAACTTCCACTACTATGGATGGTGTGTCTATGGAAATATCGTTTTCACAAAATAATAGCGTTCAAGGTATAGGTAATGGTGGTACAGTAGATTTGGTAAAAACAGCAACATACGGACAATCAAGTTTTACAGCAACCGCTACTGATGCTGGTGGTGTAGCAGAATGGTTGCCTCCGTTTCAAGTATGTAATTTTATTATAAGAGCAAGAAACAATCTTTAACAAAAAACAATATCTATTTATAATATAATAATATGGCGAGTAGTAGTGTTATAAATCCACAACCTCTATATCCATCACCTATTTTTGAACCTGATATTTGGATTTCTTATCCAGGTGTTTCAAGTATAGGAAGTAACGGAACTACAACAACAATTACAACAACAGCAATAGTAGGGCAAATACTTATGTTAGCAAGAACAACTACACCTAATTCTAATTTTTTATTTTGTGATGGTTCATTCTATCCTAATACACAATATCCTGAACTATTTGCTATTATAGGTTATACATACGGACAATCAGGAACTCAATTTGCTGTTCCTAATCTTATTAATAAAACTTTTGTTGGTGCTGATATAACTACAAATAATCCTCTTGTTACTAATTATCAAAGTGCTAATACAGCAACCTCTGGTAATTATTCAATTGATACTAACCAATTAGCAACACACACTCATTCTGTTACATTAACCAATTCAACATTCGTTACATCAGTAGGGTTTAATCAATCTAAAATCGGTGAAGTAGCAACTGCTTTTAACAATTTAGCACCTATTAATGTTAATATCGGTCCAACACAAAATAGTTTAGGGGCAACAGCAGGTAATACTGGTAATAGTGATAAGTTTTTACCGCCTTTCTTTGTATGTAATTACGCTATTAGAGCAAAATAATATAAGTATATATTATAATCAATATGGCGACAACCTCTATAATAAATCCGTCACCTCAATTTCCATTACCTATTTTTAATCCTAATAACTGGGTTTATAATAGTAGTAATACTAATGGCGGTAGTCAAAGCGTAACAACACAATCTTTTACAGGTCAAATTACTTTTTTTACTGGTTCAACTCCTCCAACTGGTTGGTTATGGTGTGATGGTTCGTCATACGATACATCGTTATATTATTCATTATTCGGTTTTTTGGGATATACATACGGAGGTAGTGGTTCTAATTTTAATGTTCCTGATTGCTTTGGTAAAGTTCCGTATGGAGCAGATAATATAGGTGTTCTAACTACAACTTATTCTACTACTGTTAGTAGCGGAGGTAATAAAACTTTATCAGTAAATCAATTAGCATCACATAATCACGCTATAACTATATCACCTACTTTTGCTGCCTTATACCCTCCTGCTTTTAATCAGGGACATAACGCTGGTTTTCCTTTACCCTCTGGTCCTGATAGTTGGAAAAACTTTACAGGGCAGAGTGAAAGCACTATGGTTGTTTCTATGGGAAACGCTGGTAGTAGTGATGACTGGTTGCCCCCTTTTACTACTTTAAAATATATTATAAAAACATAGGATTATATATATAATGGTGTAGGTTTGAATGAATGTGTAACCCAACCTGTTATTATATATTTATCGTGAGATATAGGCATCAATCCTGAATGTGGATAAGTCCAACAGGAAGGAAATATTACTAACTTACCTTGCTCTGGTATTATTTTACCCTTTTCATAAAAACTTGTTTCACCACCCTCTTCTATATCGTTTAAATACCATAAGTATGTTAATATTCTTTTTTCGTTTCCTGTATATATATAACCATCGTTGTGAAATACATACTTACCTACACCTTTTTCGTATTTTTGTATTTGAAAACCTAAATCTCTAACCTCACCCAAGTATAATACTTTAATATCTTTATTTAGATGGTTATTATATTCCATTAACGCTTTTGAAAGTTCGTTGCTTAATACCTTATCAATATCTCTCCAATCGTCAGGATTACAAGATAAGTGAAAATCTGTTGTATCCTTTATCTCTTTATCAAGACCAGCAAAAGTCATACCATCTCCTTTTTTTTGCTCTGCTTCAAACCTACGGATAATCTCATCACATAAAGGTTTAGACAAAGAGTTTTTTATGCTATGAATATAAAAATCAGTTGTTATTGAATTATTCATTCTAAACTATATTATCTATATATATAATAATATAATGAGTAGTTCCCAACCACCAACTTATAATGTCGGTATTTTTATTCCACAATATTGGCGACAAGATGGAACAGGATTAACACAAGCATACGCCGACGCTCACTATTTAAAGTTTCCAACAGGACAAGGAACAGAAAGCATACCTGCTCTTATTGTTTCAGGAACTTCTACGCTTGGTTCTGTTAGTTTGAGTTCTTTATCAGCACCCACTTCTTCAATAATAACATCATCGGTAGATAATAGCGATGTCGCTTTAAGAACAAAAGGGTCAAGTTTTCAATCTACTGCTGGTGTATTAAATCTACAAACAGATAATTACCCTATAACAAAATCAACTCTTATTTCTATGGATACTGGTAAGGCAACTATAACTACTACTGGAACTGGTAATGACTTTACCTTTTCAACTCCTCCTGTAATTACTACTGCTCCTGCTACTGGTGATAATTCCACAAAAGTTCCTACGACTAGTTGGGTTAATACTGCTATTTCTGCTGGTTCTACACCTTCTCTCGCTTCTGTAATGTCTATTGGAAACTCGGCATCAACCACACTTAATATGAATAGTTACGCTATTTCCAATATTACGACTGCTACCGCTGCGAATACTGGTGATTTATCTATTCAAGGTTGGAGTGGAAACGGAACTACTGCTGGTGGCGTTAATATACAAAGCAACGATAATGGTGCTTTATCGTATCAAGGTATAGTAAGTGTGAATGCGGATACTACTTATCAAGCGTATTTACAAGGAACTATTAATGCTGGTAGTGGTCTAATAGGAAGTCAATTTGGGGTTAATTATGCGAGTGGATTTACTTGTAATGGGTTAGGGCAAAATCCTATTCTTACTGGTGCTAATAGTGGTGTTTCAACCGCATTAACAATTCAACCAAGTATTATAATTAATAATCCAAGTGGTAATCCTACAATTAGCGGACAAAATAACGGAAGTGCTACTTCATTAGTAGTTTCAACTGGTTTAAATACCCCTCAATTAACAATTAGCAATTTGGGACAACCACAAATATACGGACAAAATACAGGTAATAATAGTGCTATTCAAGTTCCGTATGGGATTTTAGATAATGTTCTTAATGGGGGTGGGGGGACTGGAACTATTACATTAACTACTTCTGCTTTATATAATCAAAATTATTTTACTGGTAGTAGTGCTAATATTACTTTAAAACTTCCTTCAACAACATTACAACCAAACGGAGCGTGGTTAGGTATTTGTTTTGCTCCAAACACTACAACAGCAAGAACTATGACTATACAAAATAGCGGTGGAACAACTATATCTGTATTAACAAGTGGAACAACCGCTTATCAAGCAGGAACTTCTGCTACTTCTGTTAGAATGGTTATTAGTGGTGGTAATTGGTGGTGTTTTTAACTCTAATCAATAAAATATAAAATTATATATAAGAGATGGATACTAATATATTTGATGCTGTATTTTGGAGTTTCTTTATAACAAGTATGGTTGGATTTTTATTAAAGTGTATGAGTATGGCGTATAAATCAAAGTGTAAAGAAGTAAGTTTTTGTTGTATAAAAATTATTCGTGATGTAGATTTAGAAGAAAAAGAACAAGAGTTTATAATAAATCATCAACCTAATTTACCGACGGATGAAAGTAATAAAAATCTTAATACTATATAAGAATGCCTAATAATAACGAATTATATGAAATAACCCCTTATTCATATCATCAAGCAAAACAATTAGGAGTAAAAATTGCTTTAAGTCATAATCCAAAAAAGAAACTTGATGTATTTGATTGGAATGGTAATTTTATTTGTTCCATAGGTGCTTCTGGTTATGGTGATTTTCCAACTTTTTATAAAGAATATGGAGAACAATATGCTTTAAAGAAACGCCAATTATATAAAAAACGCCACGAAAAAGATAGACATAAATTAGGTAGTCCAGGTTATTATAG